GCAGGCGCAGTTGGCACAGTTGCTCCTAGTATTACAAAGGCTCTTACTGGTGTATCAGCATCAGGCGCGGTAGGGTCTGTTGTACCTTCCCAAGCACTTACTGGGGTTTCAGCCACGGGTAGCGTAGGTACAGCTACACCAAGTAGTACAGTAGCCATAACGGGTGTATCCGCCGCAGGTGCTGTTGGGGATGTAGTAGAAACAAATAACCCGACTGAAGATGGTAATCAGGCCACAGGTTCAGTAGGTACAGTAAACCCAAGTCTTACCATTGCCCTAACAGGTGTATCGGCTTCTGGCGCAGTTGGCACGGTTGTTTTTACAAAATCAGCAGCACTGACGAACGTATCTGCTAGTGGAGATGTGGGTTCTGTTACAGCCAACAGAACAGTTGCACTGACCGGCGTACAGGCCGCAGGCTCAACGGGTACTGTAATTCCTGTGTATTGGATATTAGTAGATGACAGCCAGACCGCAAACTGGCAAAATGTGAACAATGCCCAATCTGCTGGATGGTCGCTTGTTGAAACCGTTTAACTAAGGAGTACGGATGAAATTGATGATTGCAACGCCGATGTATGGAGGCATGTGTACCGGACAGTACACCAACTCCATGATAAACATTGTGCCAATCCTTGGCAACAAAGGCATTCAAACATCATTTGCGTTCATCTATAACGACAGCTTAATTACAAACGCTAGAAACAAATTGGCATCTATTTTTGTGAAACATGACTTTACGCATATGCTGTTTATTGATGCAGATATTGGTTTTGATGCAAACGATATTGTCAGCATGATTGAAGCAGATAAAGGCGTTATTGCTGGGGTTTACCCTAAAAAGGTTATGAATTGGGAACGCGTGAAAGAAGCGGTTAAGAATGACGTTCCTACTGACCAACTAGAGTTCCATGCAGGGGATTTGGTAATTAACTTGTTGGATTACGAGCGCGAGAAGGCTGTTAAAATTAACGAGCCAGTAGAGGTTACTGGGCTTGGCACAGGGTTCATGCTCATTAAAAAAGAAGTTATGGAGCAGCTAAAAGACAAAGTTGACACATACTTAGATGACGATGAAACCGTGCTGTACGAGTACTTCTTCCTCAAGAAAGACCCTGTGTTGCGTAAACAGCTTACCGAAGACTACGCATTTTGCGGGCTTTGCAGAGAAAATGGCATCAGTGTTTATGCCGCTCCGTGGGTGCGTTTAAACCATACAGGTACGTACACATTTAGGGGCGCAGCAATTCCCGTTAAGGGATAAGGGGCGATATGGCACTTGTACTAGCAGACCGCGTTAAAGAGACTACCACAACGGCTGGTACGGGGACAGTGACGCTGCTTGGCGCGTCTACAGGCTATCAATCTTTCGCTGTCGTAGGTAATGGCAACACAACGTACTATACGATTGCTGGACAGACAACTTCTGAATGGGAAGTTGGAATTGGTACATATACATTATCAGGGACGACCCTAGCCCGTACAACTGTGCTGGCTAACAGCGCAGGGACACAACCAACCGCACTTACTTTTTCAGTTGGAACAAAAGATGTATTTGTAACTTATCCTGCTGGATATGCAGTACCAGCATCCAACAACCCCGGCACATCAGGGTATGTACTAACCTCTAATGGTACTGGCGTAGCCCCTACATGGCAAGCAGCTCCAGCTTCCGGCGCAACCATTACACCAACTACAACTAACGCCACTTATTACGTCATCGGTACAGCTTCTACTTCTGGTACTAACACAATTGATTACATATCTAATACCAACGTAGTATCCTTTAATGCGTCTACTGGAACTATGACTGCAGTGTCTTTCTCAGCAAGTTCTGACGAAAGAACAAAGACAAACTGGCGCGATATCAAACCTGATTTTGTTGAGCGTTTAGCAGAAGTCAAAAACGGCGTGTTTGATCGTATTGAAAGCGGTAATACCGAGGTTGGTGTTTCAGCCCAGTCCCTACTTAATGCGCTAGAGCAAGCAGTTATTACTGGTGAAGACGGCAAACTTTCTGTAAACTATGGCGGTGCGGCTTTGGTAGCTTGTATCCAGTTGTCCAAACGAGTGTTGGAATTGGAAGCAAAACTCGACCAACTTTTAAAAGGTAATATATGAGCAGTACCTATTCCACCAACCTAGCCATTGAGCTTATAGGCGCTGGCGACCAAGCTGGTAACTGGGGGTCTACTACCAACACCAACCTTGGCACGCTGATTGAGCAGGCTATTTCTGGTTACGTAACTCAGGCTGTCTCTACTGGCACAGACACCACAATGACCATCCCCAGCGGGGCGTCAAATGCAACCCTTAACGCAAGGAACATGTTCATTGAGTTGACTGGCACGGGTGGAGCAAACACTAACCTAGTTGTTCCCGCCAACAAGAAACTATATTTCATATACAACAACACCTCATCTGGGCAAGTCACAGTTAAGGTTAGCGGGCAGACGGGTATATCAGTTGCCAACGCCACTAAAGTTATTTTGGTGTCTAACGGTACAGATATTTTTAACGCCATAACTTACGTAACAGCGGCGGGAACAGCCACAAACGCAAACGCGATAACTAATGCAGGTGGGTGGAGCGTAACACCCTCTGGCACTAAACTATATTTCAGCTATAACAGTACCAATGTTGCATCGTTAGATTCATCTGGTAACCTAATAACCCTCGGCACGGTAAGTGCCGGTGGAACACCTTAAAGGAGAAAAATATGGCAATTTCCATAAGTGGTACAACTCTTACATTTAATGATGCAACCACGCAAACAACAGCTGCTACAGGGTTTGCCGCAACTACAGCAATGTTATTTATTCAAACAGCAGCCCCCTCTGGTTGGACAAAATCAACGACACACGACAATAAAGCCCTGCGCATAGTCTCAGGCACAGCGGGTACGGGTGGTTCTGTAGCGTTTACAACAGCTTTTGCATCTGGACTTTCCGATGGCGCAACAACTTTGTCAACAGCGCAAATGCCTAGCCATAGTCACTCTACAAACATCAGACCTTACCCTCCTTTTTGCGGTTGTGTTGGGGGTACACCAACAGCCCAAGCCAATCCAAGCCCTGCTGGATATATTCAAACAGATACCGCGGGTAGTAGTAGTTCACATACTCATACTTTACCAAGTTTTGCGGTTTCGTATGTCGATGTAATCATTGCAACAAAGAACTAAAACATGAAAATAGAAGCAAAACCAAATTGCCCGCTTGATAGTTTTAACCCATGCCGCCAAACTGACTGCGGGTGGTTTACCCAAGTACGCGGTATAAACCCAAACACAGGCGCTGATGTGGATGAATGGGGGTGCGCTATTACATGGATACCCTTACTAACGATTGAAAACTCCCAACAACAACGCCAAACAGGTGCTGCTGTTGAATCGTTTAGAAATGAAATGGTTAAAGCCAACGAAGTTGGGCAACGTGTTTTATTAGCCGCCGCAGGTGTTCCTACAACTGCACAACAAATGATTTTGGAGGATAAATAATGAAACTCTGTATTATTACTGACAACAAAATGGTTGCCAAAGACGGTAAGGGGTATTCGGGCTTAGATATTTCAGCTGTTCCGGGTACTGTTCATGCACTTCAATGGTATGAAACTTACGGTGAAATAGAGTACAAAAGTACTGGGCCGTATAAAAAACCAGCAAATGAGGCTATCACATCTCTTCCAGACTGGGCAAATACAGTTTTAACAAAATGGGATGAAGCCCAAACCGCTGAAGACATTGCAATAGAAGCAGCAAGAATAGAGGCAGCAAGAATCGCCGCGCAAAACCAACCTACTTCACAAGGTTTGCAGCAAGCATGATTTGCAAAGACCTAAAAGATTATATTGTTGTGGTAGACAATATTATGCCGCTACCCACAGTTAACGCTGTGCTGGACGAATATGAAAAATCTGATGATTGGGCCCTTGCCACCATTAACGGAACCCAAAAGGCGGAAGAACGCATGGATATTAGAAACTGCAAAGTAATAGGTCTGTCTCTTAATAGCGTCGTGGAAAAAAATAAAGGCATAAGACAAAGTTTGGATGCTATGCTTTTTTCTGTGGCTGGGCAAGCAATACAAAAATATGTAGAAAAGTTTCCACAAGCTGTTATTGAACAAGATTCTGGTTACGAATTATTAAAATATGAAACAGGTGATTTTTATATACAGCACACCGATTCTTTTTTAAGGCAGCACCGCTCTGTATCTTGTTCATTTATTTTAAACGATGACTACGAGGGTGGTGAATTTGCGTTTTTTGACCGGGAGTTAGTATATAAAGTAAAAAAGGGTTCTTGTATTATGTTCCCTTCAAACTTTATATACCCGCACGAGATAATGCCAGTAACAAGTGGCACGCGCTATTCAATAATAACTTGGTTTATTTAGGAATTATATATGGGCGTAGTACGTGTAGACCCTAGACACCAATTTGTTTATGACGGCGCTTCATTAGGTGTGTACCACGCTAATAAAGGTGAGGGTTTACCAAGCCATAGCCACATGTACGCTCACGCCACTATATGTAACGCTGGTTCTTGCTTAGTCAGCTTAGAAGGTCGCAGTTATACAATTAACAAAGATAGTCAACCACTTAATCTACCGGCAAACGAATGGCATCAGATTGAAGCGTTGGAAGATGGAACTGTTTTTGTAAATGTGTTTGCTGAGAGTAAATATTAGGTAATCCAATGTGGACCCCTTCACTCTCCTCATGGCAGCCCAAACTGCGGTTGGCTTTATCAAGCAGGGGTGCGCTCTCTTGCATGAAGGGCGGATGGAGCTTGAGGGGGCAAAGAAGACAGTCGATCAAGTCATTGGAGATGTCAAAGCCATCAAAGGTGTGTTTGATTGGTTCATTGGCTTGTTTAAACGAGCAAAGCCCTCAGAAACGTCCAAGCCTGTGGCAAAAGCGAAAGCCAAAGCCACAACCAAGCAACAACAGTCTTACGAGGAACTTGAACTCAAACTCATCAGCGACGTTGGCAAACAGTTGGGGGAATTCTTTGATATTCAGCAACAGCTTCAAACGTACTATCACGAGTTAGAAGAAGAATCAAAAACTAACTACGACCCAACTCAAAACACCAGCAAAAAAGCTATAGAGCGTGCGCTAGTTGAGTTGCAGTTAGAAAAGTTAAGTGAGCAGATTAGGGAGCAGATGACTATGTATGCCCCCGCAGAGTTGAAAGCAATCTATACGCGTTTCCTAAAGATGTACGCCAAGATTGAACAGGAGCAGGAGTGGGCTAGGTCAGAAATGGTTCGTCGGGCTAGGTTGGCTAGGTGGAAGCAAGAGCAAGACGAGATTCAAGTAATTGAAACAATAACTGGAGTAATTGCCGTGATGTTCATATCTATGATTTTTGGGTGGCTAATGTGGCAACTACGCGCCTTGTCTGGTGGATATTGATAGGAGTTGCTCTATGTATAGTCGTTGCAGTAACTTCGATGGCATACGTAGAAACCCTATACATGAAAGCCCAACTCAAGCAAGAGATGAAAGAACTTCGTAAACTCAAACGCGAATTAAAGGAATCAAAATGATGACGCTATTTTCAACCCTACTGTCTTTCCTGATGGGTGGGTTACCAAAACTGTTTGACTTCTTCCAAGACCGTGCCGACAAACAGCATGAGATTGCTTTGGCAACTATGCAGACGGAGAGGGAACTGGCTTTACGTAAAGCGGGGCTAGAAGCCCAAGAGCGGATTGAGCATATCCAGACAGAGCAGATTCAGATTAACGCTGAAGTGACCAACGCTCAAACTGCCATGCAGGAACGCCAAGCCTTGTATGCCCATGATATTGCTATCGGTCAAGGTGCTAGTCTGTGGGTCATAAACGCTCGCGCTATGGTGCGCCCTGCAATAACTTATGGGTTGTTTGTGTTGTTTGCCTTTGTGGAAATTTTTGGCTTCTGGTTTGCCTATCACAAGGAAGTGCCGTTTGATGTTGCTCTCGACCTGCTGTGGGATAACGAAACACAAATCATTTGGGCATCTGTGGTGTCATTCTGGTTTGGCACTCAGGCATTTGGTAAGAAATGAAGATAAGTGCCCTTTGTATTGAGGACATAAAACACCATGAGGGGGTGAGGCAGAAGCCTTATCGGGACTCGGTC